CACATAATGTCCTTCATAGAAAGCTTTGCTACATCATCCGTAGTTACTTTTGTATTATCGCCGAGTCGTTTTAAAGAAAGAGCTAACACAGAAGTAATAAGTTCGCTTTGCTTATTTTTTGTAATTTTGATTACTTCAAAAATATCACGTAGAAAAATAGGCTTAATTTCGCACTCAGTTCCTGATGGAAGTTTGAATACGCGCTCAGATTTATCGAGCATCTTTTCTAACGACATTACGTCAAGTTCTAATTCATTTAGATTAATACGTAAGTCTTTATTCTTGTGTTCGCAGTGTGGGCATACGGCTTCAAAATAGAACCTCTCCCCGTAAGTCTTCTCTCGAATCTTAAGTAGAATAGTTTCTAAGTCGCCTGATGGTAGTTTTTGGATAGCATCTTCCATATTTCCGCCCCACTTTAAACCTTCTTTGGTCTGTAAAGCAAGCGTTAAATCTGTAAGAATTTTTGGGATATGGCCAACATTACCGACTACTAGTTCTCGGTCGGCCAAATAATTCTGCTGTTTACCGCGCAATTCATCAATCTCAACATAGTTGAAAAGGTCTGAACCATCGAGCAAACCATTAGGTAATTGTATTAACATAACTTTCTCCTCTAAAGTGTCTGTTAGAATCTTTTAATAAGACGTTTAAATACATCTCTTGTGTCAAACGGATTAGCGTCACGTTCATTAGTAATGACTTCAAAACTTTCGTAAGTCAGCACCAACTTTTCCATACTTAGAGTATCATCTCCGTCCGACGCAAAGTCTGAAGCAGGTTTATACTCAATCGGAAAAGCATTGTGAAGAACGTAAGTTTTTATAACTCTACTCTGTCTGTCTAAGTGATGAATTTTAACTTGTCTTCGATACTCAATAGGCGCTGCTCTATCGTATGCAGCAGGACCTAATACTTGAGATTGTTGTTGAATTAGCTTAGTTTCTTCAGCACTCATTCCTTTGATAAGCTCGAAAACTTGTCTAATCCAATCATGGAAACTTTTATCAGTGGTCACTCCTCTAGTCAATGTGACTGGGGAATACTCGACTGAATCGACTATCTTTCTAGGGTAGAGGTGGGCGCCCCCTTCTGGGTACGATTTAGTATTAATCGTAACTGAAGGAACGTCGCAGGTAGTAAATCCTAATCTACCAAATCCGTCCACGCTAACTGCCCATCTAAATTTATCCAATGGGTCTTTGCTTCCTGTTCTCGCCATATCCTACTCCTTAGAAGCCTAGTGAGCCGCCGCTTCCATATTTACCGCCTTTAAAGCGTTCTAAAAATGTACTTGCAGCAAGAGTAGCCGCACCCTTAGCAATTTCTTTGACGAAACCTTCTATTCCGCCCTCTAATTCCAAGAAGAATTCATAAGTCAAGATTAGTTCCTCGACTAGTTTTTCTTCAGAACTAGCATCTAAATCATTTCCAGGGGAATACGAAATCGGCCAAGCATTAAATAGGTACCAAGACTTTACGGGCTTGCCTTCTCTATCTAAAACTTCAATAACCACATCTTTTCTAAAATTGTCTGTTTGGGCGACGCTGAACTGAGTGTCTTTACTAAGTTCTTGCGCTGTAGCTAACAAAGCCATTTCTTCGTTAACTAATCTATACCAATCGTATAAATCACGACTAGTAGTCACACCTCTACCAAGAGTTACTGGGTCATATTTAGCTAATCCAGGAACTTTAATAAAACGTGTGTTGTCAATATTTTCTCGATAGTTAATCTCATTAATAGTAGCTTTAGGGGTAGAAACCTTACTAAAACCTGCTCTACTAATAAGTTTAAGTCCTGCGTGTTGGCCTGAACCAATATTAGCAAGAGCGTCAACGGCTCCAGTAACACTTAAATCAATAGCGAGTACTGTTACTCGAAATCTGAATTTTTCAACTGGGTCTGATTTAGAGCTACGTGCCATTTGTTACTCCAAGAAAAAGAGGAGAGGGCTGATTAGAGCCCCCTCCATTAAAGCTTACGAAGGTAAGCTAGTTGATGTAGCCTTTGGTTGCCCACTTACAACGTCGATTTCTTTAAAATCTTCGTAAGAAAGTGTCAATTGTTCCATCGACTTTTCGCCGTCTTCGCCTGCGTTCAAATCTGAACCAGGAACGAAGTTGGATGGCCACGCATTGTATAGTGTCCACTTTCTAGCAACTTGCCCTTCTCTGTCTAACATCTGAATAGTAACGTCCTTGCGAAACTTGTGCGAAGCGGCATTAGAAGCGCGAGCGCCTAAAGCCTCTCGGCCAACATGTCCTGCTGTAGGATTATGAACTGCGCTAATCCATTTATAGAATTCGCCATTCGTATCCTTGATAATAGTTCCGCGACTCATCACAACGTCTTCCATTGTGCTAAGTCCAGGTGCTAACTGATTAACGTCTGGGTCGATACCTTCACGGTACGACACCTTGTTTGTTGCCCGTTTTGGCATTTGCATATCATGGAAACCGAGACGAACAAGAGCCGTAGCTTCTTGGTCTGTTCCCCATGTAATAGCAAATCTAAACTTCTCCAACGGGTCTACGACTGAACTTCTAGCCATTTTATGTACTCCTTATTAAGCCGTAGGCAGTGGGAATTCAAGAGCAACTTCGATAAATCGAACTGCCTTGTTTGGTTTTACAAGTACTCGAACGCGCAATAATCCTTGGTCAAGTTCATCTTGAGTAGGTTCTACTCGAAGAACTCGGAATTGTTGTGATTCGGGTAGGCCAGCAGGAAACAGGTGAATATTGTTTCGCATGAACGATTCAATAGCTCTCTCAACTTGAGATTGCGTTTCTGGTGAGAAATTTTCCCACAAGAAGCCTCTAAGACCTTTTTCCAAAGAACTCTTGATGTATTGCAAAGCTCGCATAACTTGGATGAGTTGTTCATCAGCAGTTACCGCAGGGCCGCCAGCGGAATAGCCACCAAAAATAATATTACCTGCTCCAGGGAACGAAGTAATACGATTGATGAAAGCTAAACGAAGAGGCTCAGCATCAATACGCTCAGAAATAGACAAGCTAAGTCCGAGAATACCAGCGAGACCAGCAAACTGAATGCCAGCAGGTGCATGTGAAACGCCTCCAATGGCGATATTTGCGTCAATGCGAGCCATAACTCCGGCAACTTGGCCGACAGGGTCAACCGTAACAACGTCACCAGGGGTCGCAGTGGAACTCTCGTCAACCATAAGAGGAGGATTAAAGTACCAGGCCGCTACGCGAGAAGGATTATTGACTACTGAGTCTTTATACGTAACAGCGGAAGGCATGTGGACAGTAATGTTAGCATCAGATACCGCAATAGTTCCAACACTCGACAAAGTAAGTTCGTCAGTGCTGTCATTAACTGCGGTAATTTTGCCAACATACGCTCCGGCCTTTTTAACAATCATTCCAGGCGTAATAGGTGCCAAGACTGGTGAGCCGCTAAAACCAACTACCAATCCCGTAACAGAACTAACTGTAAGAGGACCAAGAAGTTGTACGTCTGTATTAGCTTTTGTAATCTCTTTAGGAACTGAAAGAAGAGAATACATTGTAGAAAGAGTGGCGCCAAATTCAGCACGCACAGTTTCTGAGTAATCAATCAACGGACCGTGTACTAGGTGTGCCATCGAAAGAGGAAGGCCAGGGATACATACTAGTCCGATATCGTCTACTGTATCCAAAGCTCTTAGGCCAGTTCCCAAAGAGGCGTTCCCAATAAATGAGTTAGCCGTAGGAGAAGTTCCTACGTGGACGATAACGGCGTCGGCTCCAGAGCCAGCGTTGTCATAAAATCCCTTAACGGCATAATAACCGTCATAGCTAATATCATCTGCGTCTCCAAAAAGGTCAACAAACTCTTCAAAAGTTTGAACCCTTGTGGGAGTATTGAGAGGGGCGCCAACTTTAGCAGTGCTAATCAAAAACGCGCATACGGACGTGGCCGAACCCGCGATTTGAACAGCGCCTACTGGCACATCAAATACCTGGACCCGTTCAGGTCCGATATTAGTGTTAAGTAATGCCATTTATTTATCTCCCTTGAATTTATAAATCTTCAATTATGATATTTCCATCATCAATATTTTCAATAGGCGTGTTGATGTCTGTAATAGTAGATTGTTCAACTGGCGTTTCAAGTCTATCAACGAAGATTTGTACCCAAAATGTGAATTCGTGAACCCAATACTGGGAACCCTCTACATCTTTGGTTACGTGGTCTACGAAATGGAACATGTACATCATGAACTCTGCGTTGCTGACAATTTTAGCACACGAGGTAACTTTAAATGTGTCAGGTACAACATCAGCCACTTCTATCTGTGTATTGGATAGAATGTTAACAACTTTAGATTCAAAGGGTCTTTGAAATCCTTCGCCACTATCTGCCTTAGTGGGCGTAAAATCGTCAAAGATATATACCCTGTCGTTCACTTTGAACTTAGAGGTATCCTTTACTTCAACAGTCGTGCTTCCGCCTGTAGTTATATCTACAGTCAACAACTGTTCGGCGCTAAGAGAAGTTCTTTTAATGACAGGTAAAGCTGTTCGTGGAGGATTAAACTCTTCCCAAACCCTGTTTAAAATATCTATATGATTTTCTCTAGTCTTAGAATCAATTCTAATTAAATAGTAGGCGTCTAGCGGTATTTCTGGACTCACTCCAGTGTACGCGCCAGCGTTGGCCGCCCAGCCACAAATGCCAGAAGACATTATAGGTTGATTCGGGTCCATTACCAAATATTTAACGGGACTTAAATCAGTAGCCGTAAACACGTTACCTACTCTAGTTATCGTTCCGCCTAACGATAAATCTACAGTAAGTGATGGTGCCAAAGTAATCGTACCCTGACTTGCGTCTACAGCAGTTATAGAAAATGCGTTTGAACTAGCGTCAGTAAATACGTCGCCAATCTTAACCGTATTAAGGTCCATTGGTGTCGAAAAAATAACTAGTCCAGAAACTGAATTATAAGTTAATGTTGGTAAATTAGTTACCAGTGTATTAGAAACGGATATAGTATGGTCTCCAGACGGGTTAACCGTTACGGAGGCGACTGTATAAGTTCCTTTGTTATTTCCAGCCAATAATCTAATTAAATGACCAACTTGTACTTTTCTTATTTGAAATATAGTAGTAGTTAGGTCATTTCCAACAGCAGTAATTAGTGCGTCGGAGCCAGGAACAATAATTTGATATGCTCCTGGACTTGTAGCTACGGGAGCTTTTATCCATCGACCATATTGAGGTACGACTCTCCCTGAAGTTCTGTCCTCACGAGTTTTCATTAAACGAATAAAAATATGAGGATATTGAATATGATTAGCGTCGGCGCTAGAATCATAAAAATCTGCTTCTACTGGGGCCTGAACTACTTCACCAGTAAAAGGGTCGTATGTGTCTTGAAGAACAACTCTGTCTTGTGTGCGCGTGTCGTGAAACGAAATACGCCTTACTTCACGAGCTAAAGCTTCTTCTACATCAAGGAATATTCTTCTAGACATATTTATTATCCTTTAGCTACATAATCTTGCAGTAAATTATTTATCTTTCGTAAGAGTGTGTTGACCCATTTTTCTTGGTGAGATACTTCCCACATATAAATCTGGTCCCTAACTTTGTCCAAAAATTCTTCATCTTTGTCGTTTGTAGAAGAGTTGTCAACAGTAACCAAAGAATATCTAACACCCTCATCATACATAGTCTTTAGAATTTGCATACTTTTAATAAGTTTCACAATATTTAAGTAAGCTTCTACGCTAGGGGCCAAATCTTTTCTCTCTTTTATATCTTGAACTTTTTCTTGGAATTCTCTTATTGCGCTAGACCTGCCAGATTTGGCATTAGAAGAACTAATGGCATCATCTTCTTGGCCGTTTTGAATCTTCTCTACGACATCAGTCATGTCAATGAAGTTTTTCTTGATATAGTCTATCCCTTCTTTGCGAAGGGTCCACAAAGCAAAACCTCCAACATTTCTACTTCTATCGTTACCATTTCTGTACGATTCAAATCTATCTCTTGCCGACGCTGTGTCTCCTGTATCCTTAGTACAGACTACTTTGACAAACCTACTCAAGTCGTGGCCGCCTGGGTTAACAAAAAATTTTCTAGTTCCGCCCTCTTCGATAACATACAAGGCGTTATTAAAATAATCTAGGGCGGCGGCATGCTGAGATTCAAACGTATCCAACTCATTCATATCTAGTTTGTACTGTATGCCAGGGGTCATTTTATGTGGGGCTGGGTCGTTACCTAACATATTTTTGTCTTTACGAACAAAGGCTACTTTATGGTCAACTAGGTCCCCAAAATTCTTATTTTTTTTGATAGTTTGTACATCTAATCCAGTGAAATGCTTTATTAACTCTTCTTCTGACTTAGTTGTTGTAAGTTGGGGTTCGTCTTTTTTTGTTGGCACTTCTATTTGTTGTTTCGCAGAATTAACAAATCCTAATAATTTTCTTTTAAGTAATGTTACGTCGGATGAAAGTCTTTCGTCTAAACCGTAGTCTACTATATTCTTTCTTACATCTTTTTTTAGTTTTTCAATATCAGTAAGAATCTTAGTATCAGCTTCCATCTTAATCTTAAACATACTAACCGCGTCCTATTGGAAGACCTTGGAATAAAGATTGACGTTTTTCTTGAGAAAGAATTCTTTCCCATTCTGCTCTCCAAAACGTAATATTTTGGTCAGAAACAGAGCTGCCATCTTCTCCACGAGAAGCTAATAAAATACTCCAAACTGTATAATAAACACAGAAAAGTCTATAATTCTCTGACATACCTCGTTGTTTATGTAGACTCAGTTCTTCTCTTAATCTAATAGTAGCATCGTTAAGATGGTCTTCAATTAGTTTATTTCTAGTATCTAAATCTTTCTTAAAAATCTCTGGAAGGTAGTCATCAATATTAAATTTCTTTTTTCTCACGTCATCTACAGTTGCATAAGAGGGCATCTTGGTGCCAATCATTCCTGCGGAATGGCTAACGGCTACGAACTCATCTCCAAAATTTAAAGTCATTCCTCCTAGCGTTCCTTCGTAACTAACGATGTACTCGTCCGACGGGTCTAGGTTTGCTGGAACATTCCACACAAAACTGTACTCAAACTCTTGCCCTGATGTGAGGGTGCCTGTTATGGTCGTGACTAGCTCTGGAACTAAGGACCCACTTACTGATAAAAACTTTGGTTTAAAGATACGAGCTACGGGAAAAGTAGCTGTATCTACTTGCGTAGGTCTACCTTCATTTGTAAAAATTGTTTTAATTGTAGCTGTTGTGCCGCGAATAAAAACATAACCGTCTTTAGGTTCGCTTCTAGTGCCAGCAACTGAAGATATTACGCGAGCCATAGTTATTCCTTTTTCTTGGAGTCGTTTTCACTGCCCAATTTCTGAATCACAAGTTTAAAAATATCTCCGCCTACGATATGATTCGAGTTCTCTAAAATAGATTTAAACTCTACCATACCGATAACTCCGGCTACTATTTTAGCTACTGGTAACATTTTATCCAAAATATAAGTTTCCAACATGAATCCGCTAACTACGGTTAGTTGGTATATAAATATCTTAGATATTGTCCTTCGCATAGCTGCCGAACTTATCTTTTCTCCTCGTTTATGTGCAGCCCACATACCCGTAACCAAATCTGCTAGGATTAGGAATCCGACAGTTATCATAACCATCTTGATTGGGGCGAGGGCGGCCATTGAAGCTAAAAATAGCTTTCCAAGCCATTCCTTCATATCTTACCTCAAATGTAAATAAATGAGGCTCACTGTTAGCAAAATATTTAATACAAGGAGTACTTTAATCCAATCAAAACTCTTTTTTGAGGTTAAGTGCCTATCTTTATTATCTCTGCTTAATCGAGCCATGCTATACCTTTAAGTATTCTTGTAATTTAACGTCAATATCTATAGGTTTAAGTAGATATGTTGGTTTATTGAACGTTAATTTTAGTCGGCATATTAATAATTCTCCGACTAGCTCTGAGCAAATGTAGCCCACACTATTGCAGGTTTTTACTGTACAACCTAATGAGTGAGCGACATCAGTAACTAAAATCTTAACGAGTTCTAAATATCCATATACTTCACCGCCCAAGTACATACAGTTTATGAGCGTTTCAAGTCTGTCTTGTTCAGAAACTTCTAAGCAATACTCTTTAATTACTAAGTTATCATTTTTAAATTTTTCAAATTCTCTGAAATGAACCATTCCGTGAGCAGCATGATATACGCTAGAAGGTACTTTTAAATTACTACTTTCAAATCTAAGATATACATGGGAATACTCCATCCCTTGCCACTTTTTTATGGCATAGGCGCCTATCTTAAAACATTTAGGATAAGAAAATCCTACATATATCTTAGCCATAAATCACCCTATGGTTTAAACAACTCAAACACTAGCGTGGAGGTGTGTTGAAAATTGACTGGATGTTTAAATAAAATTTCAAATTTACCAGAATGATAAGTTGCGTCGTAGGCTATATATTTGGCCGCTCTACCGTCAAAATCTACTTCTCCACCATCAGCAACATCTTGTAAATTTACTCCACCTTCTAGAAACGCTATCGAACCGCCCATATTTGTTGGTATATGTGCGGCGGCGGTCACATAAATCCATACATCATCAGTGGCAGCTTGTTTTTGTAGTAATCTACCGCCAACAATTTCCATGTCGTGCGTGGGTTCCCAGGTGACTACTGTTTTTGTACATTGAGTGGGGTCGGTGGTGACTTGATTTTCAGAATTAAACATTGTGTAAGTACAAAATCCTAAATCATTTCCATTTTTATCTTTATTGTGAACACCGTTTGTTGTAGCAGTTTTTATTCTAATTGCGTGAAATTGCGCTTTCCAACCTGCTTTTGCGGCTTTTTGTCTTAAAATGGTAGCGCCGTCTGAATCTTTGGGGCTGCTATCTATATTCTTTAAATAATTAATCGCAGCAGAAATATCCAATAAATCCGCTGTACCATTATTTACTAACAAATTTCCAGTCGCCACGTCTAATAAAACTTTAGAATCATTTTGCCATCTAAATAACTCTAAAGCTTCAATTTCATAGTATACTGAAGGCTCTATATTCATACCACACCAAGTGTCAGCTTCTGATTTAGTATTTTTTACCCTAATCATATTAATCCTTTTAGGTTGAGGCGCTTAGTGTTATTTGCATTGATGGTTGATTAATTGAGCCGCTAATAACTTTTACCGTAAGTAGGGCTCCTGCTGAAAATACTGCTAATGGTGTTCCTGAATATTGAACTCGTTTTACGCCACTCATAACTACTGTATACACTGGTACAGTAGTGCTAATCATATAATCAAACAGACCCACCGTGCATGTTGCGCTGGCGGCTGTTGTCTGTAATGTTACGGCGAATAAATTTGAACTAGCGACTAACCATATAGGCGCTATGCTAGTGTCTTGGCCAGAAAATGCTTCTAAAAATCTTCCAGAATTTGCGTTTCCGCCGTAGCTAGCTAACAACACAAATTTATCATTTGCTATGGCATCTGCTTTTGCTTCTTCTATTGCGTCTTGAACGTTGTCTGATTGAATGCCAGAAGGTCCAGGATTTCCTCCCCATTGAGGATTTCTGTTAGGTTCAAAGGGCACAGATTGTGCTACAGGAGTTGTAAATGGACTAGGCATTAGGACACCTCTGCGATAGCAACCTGACCTGTACCAGTACTAACTTTGAACCACAGTTGTGTATTCGGTCCAACTGGTACCATAATTAATTGGCTTTTAAATAAATCAAAGGATTGAGTTGAATTTGAGAAGCCCCATTTTACGTTTGTGGTGAGGGCTTCCATTATAAAATATTTTCTATTAGCTTTAGCCGAAGCGCCTACTCTACCTTCTACTGGACTAGTTGTAAGGCTTAAAACTGTATCTAAGCCCCCACAATCTAATACGTCAGATGTGCCCAGGTCTCTATTTGGAGACACTTTAGCTGCATAAGCTTTATCGTGTCCGACCACCAAGCTGGGGTCAGCATTTGAAATGTCATCAAAATCCTGGGCCATAATTAACCTCTATTAAGTGGTAGTATGCGCGTTAACCATTCCTAGTCCAACACCAGCAGTGCCGCTTTGTAACTGTTTAGCGAAAATACCAATTTTTACGTTAGTTCCACCTGCTCTTGAAATAGCTCTATTAAATCCAACATGGTCAGATGGTCTAGCAGACGTTGACATTTGACTGTCAAGAATTTCCACAACACTAGCGCGAGTAGTTCCTGCTGCATCAAGTAGACATAGTTGAAAAATACAATTCTTATCAGAACCAAAACTCCAACCGTCAATATGCAATTTTCCTGTGAGTACTGGGATTGATTTAATCAGTACCCAGCTTCCAACAGTTAGAGCTACTTCTCCTTCTACGTCAGTGGCGCTATAAGTGCCGCCAGTTCCATCACCAGCGGCAGAAATGTCTACTCCAGCTTCAAAACTAACTACCAATGAGCCGTCATCATTAACCCGCAATACTTGATAATTACTATCAGTATCATTTTTACCTAAGATAATAAGACCTTTATCCAATGCTACTGTTCCATCAACAGCTTCGCCGTCGTGGAAATATCTAACAGATACGTCTCTATCATCAGTAAGTCTAGTGTGAACTCTGCCACCAGAGTCTATTCTTAACTCTCTTAGTTCTTTATCGACTGTAATGCTAGGGGCGGCAGTATTATACCTAGCTACCAATTGTCCAAAATCTACCATTTTTTACTCCTTAACGGGTTCTACTGGAACCATGTGCTTGCGGTTCTCAGTAGAAATAAGCTCCTCAATTTCGCTTACTGAAGGATTAAAAGTTTCATCCATAAACTTCTGAACCTTCTCTTTGAGTTCTTTTGTCTTTTGGTTTGCCAGGGCAACTGTTTCAGAAGGTTTGTAATCTTCCAAAATGCCACAGATTGCTTTAAGTTCTAGAGTTTGTTTATCAAAATGAATATACATTAGTTTAAATATCCTTCCAAAGAAGTAAATGTTTCGTAAGCAGTATGAATAAATCGTTCTACCTTAGCCTCAACAGTTATAATATCACCACTCAGCAGGGGTCTATTTTCTTTGAAAGTAAAACTTGCATTTCGTTTTGTTGGACTTGTCCATAATTCTCGCACTATCGTTCCATTAATCTTAACTATAATAAGTGATGGAGTACTTACAGTACTCGTTATATTTATAATTCTAGTTCTACTGTCCGTCGAGGTATAAGTGAATATTTGTTCAAATCCATTAGTTGTTATTGTATCTGCTGCTTCCGTAAAAATTTGATTTGGGTGAGAACTAATAGCAATATTGTCACCATCGGCGGCATCTACTTCTACATTAGCATCAACTGAGCCATCAGTATTAATTTTCAAAGTGAAACCCGTATTAGGGTCTCCTATTTGAACGCTGTCCTCATTAAAATCTAAATCTACATTGATATTTCCGATAGAAGCTGTTACGTTGGCGTCAACAGCTAATCGCCTATTACCAGAACCGTCAGTTAATACTGTTATCGGTTCGCCGGTTCTATAGTCAACAAGGGTTGTTCCCTGAGTAACGCCTTTTGGATTATGTTGTGTTCCTGAAGAACGATTACCCTTGGTTCCCATTGAAAATCCTCACTTAAAACTTGCCTTGCTTTTTAGCTTTAGTCAAAGTCTCTTCAATCTTCTTTCTCAAAGCTTTTCTGTCCTTCTTATCCATAAACTTTGGTATTTCAATACCTAGTTCAGAAAGGATTGGCTCCTCGAAAATGTGATGATGACAGTATTTACTAGGGCTGTCATCAAAAGCTAGCTGGCCGCACAAAGTATCATCCTTAAGTCTGTAGGAGCATTTTGAAATCTGCGGAAGTTCTTTTTTAAGTTCTTCAATGACTTCTTTTGATTCTCCAGCAGCTTTAGCTTCTTCTATAACTTTCTCAATTTGTTCTTTTAATTTGAGGTCTTCTTCTCGTTTTTGATAAGAAAGCTGTTCAAGTAATTCTTGCTCTTTTTCTTTAGCTAGTGCTTGCGACTGCTTATCTTTATCAATTTCTTGTAAATACCTTCGATAAACATCTTGTCCATATACAGACTTAATGTCCATACTTCTAGTAATAAATGGTAATTTACTTAGATGTGTTAGTGGGTATTCTTTTGCTGCTCTCAAAACGGGAACTTTTTTAAGAAAATGATAGGTTTTGCTATCTTTTTCTACTACTGCATAACTATCTCTAAATTTTACTCCATTAATAACGTAATTGACGCCTTTTAGCGTATGTTGAATAACTACATAATTTTTATCGCTCTCTAGCGACCTTGTAGACCAAAATGACATTGTATCTCCTTCACGGCTCTACCGTTTATGGATGTTAAAGAAAAGGCAGGAGGCTTTCGCCTCCCACCTTAATGAATTTCAATTACGCGCCGAGAGGCAACACGTTTTTGATTCGAGCCAAGCTCAAACGATTATAGAGGTCGAAGCCGCAATACCATTTCATACGATATTGATAGGCATTCTCGTTCTCACGAGGACCAACATACTCAAGCTTAAGGCCAGCATTGTTGGCCGAAGTAAAGCCAACAAGACCTTTCAACTCGCCCCATGCTCCAGCATAGATTGAAGAACCGTCGAGGCGCTCAGCGACCATAGCAGTCGTGACTCCAGCGAAATTGCCGCCATTAAGCGCAACTCGTGATACGACTTTGTTTTGCTCAGGGTCAAAAAATTGACCAGAGGCGGTGACGTCAATAGTCGTTCCACCAGCAAAACCAACAGTTTCATAGCGATGCAAAACGCCATCCAAACCTCGAATAAGGAGGTGTTTAACGTTAGCAGCGCCGCCTTGTGCAGCGGACGGGTCAGCAGACACAACAAGGGTGTCGGCGTCCGTAATAGAACTGACCGTAACAGTAGTAGTATTACATGCGTCAGCTTTGGAGATGAAGTCGTTACGGAAAACAGGGATGTCTTGATACATCAACATAGGACGAGCATTGCCCAAACCTTGTTGCTGAATCATATAAGCATCGGTTCCGCCGCCAGTATTACGAAGCAAAGTACGAAGTGTACGAAGCTCACGAGCGTTCATCATCAAGAAATCAGGCTTAGCGCCTGTGCAACGGTCAATCAAATCGTCAAGGTCTTCAAGGGTGAAAACTCGACCATCGAGGCCTAAACGAGTAGAAGCCTGGTCGTCTTCAACAAGTTCGAGTGATTGAGTGGCCGCACCGCCGTTATAAAACGGGTGGTTAACGTCATCGACGTTTCCTGATTCAGCATCCAAAATAGAAGCCATGCCATTGAATCGGTCAGAGATACCGATAGGTCCGTTGTTGGCTTGTGTGAGCGAGCCGCCGCGTCGAGCATTAACAATCGCATTCATATAAATACGAGCGATTTGTTTAGCTTTAGCTGAGATTTGGACTTGAAGTTGGTCGTTTGTCTCAGAAAATTGGTCTTCAATTTGACCGTCAATGATAATATCAGCAATAATCGCCGACAAATTAACGTTAACGCTTTCAAATGAAGCGCCATCTTGATACTTAGAAGCGTTTAAGCTAGTACCAGGAGAAGCAAAGTCCGCTTTAGCGAGACGCTTCTCACGAGTGAAGGTGTAAGCCAAACCTTCAAAAACCACGAACGGCAAATGTTTAAACCATTCGTCAACCGAAATGATATCAGCAACGATACCTTCAACCAACATGTTGTTGGAGAGCGTAGCCGCGTCCGATAGAGAAATTACTTGAGCCATTTAAGAATACTCCTTTATTTAGTTCTAAAAGCACTATTTTTATTGCCAGATTTCATAGCGTCTAATGCAGCTTTAATCTTTTGACTAGAACTCATCTGCGCTCGTGTTTCTCTGGCAGCCTCGTCTAAACGTTCTTTACTTGCTCTTGCGCCATCTTTGGCTCCTGGAACACTGTGATTAACGACCACAGTTTTGTCTTCAAAGAGTCCTTTGAGTTTGGCTTCATTTAAAGCAAGAAGTCCGTCACGAGGGTCATCACCAGCACCTTTTACAATCATACCGGCGATTTCTTTATATTTTTCTGGAATCTTATCTACTTCTTCCTGAATTCTTGATACATAAATTTGTTTTTCAGCTTGCTCCTTTGCTTCATAAGTTTGCGCCTTAGCTTCGAGTTCAGCCATTCGGCGCTGATACTCTCGCTCTTTTGCATCCATTACGGATTGGAGTTCTGAAACCTTAGATTCTCGATGTGCAAGCTTTTCTTCGAGGCTACGTTTTTTGTCTTCTTGTTCAGATTTAATTCTTGCGAGTTCTTTCTGAGCTTCAATAAGACTTTTCATTTCCTCTTCTTTTTGCTTCAATCGAGTTTCAGCTTCAACTTTCAAAGATTCAATTTGTTCTTGATACTTTAAGCGGTAAGTCTTGTTCTCTTCTCTTAGCTTCTTGACTTCCTTGAAAGCACTTTCTTTAGACCAAGAATCAGGGTCTTCGACAACTTCCCTTTCACTTCCAGAAGACTCAATCTTACTAGAAGCTGATTTATTATCAGCACTAGACTGACCAGATGCGGCAGACACCGAATCAGTTGCTTTAGTACTTGCCTGTTTCAACATATCATCTCCTCTAGAAACCTCTAGTTTTGTAGAAGAGGTTGAGTCAGATGTTCCTGGTGCCGCTTGAGCGGCCCCTTCTGCTGATGATTGTTGGGAACGTTGCGAATTCAATTTATTTAATAGGTCCGACATTTTATGTCTCCTTCACTAGCTCTACTAGGCTATCAGGTTATTTGTATCCACCATCCAACATATCTGAACCGAACATATTTGTAAGTCCGTTTTTCATCATTTTTTGTTGGTAGGGATTATCATATTTTGAAACATTCTGTTCTGCCATAATTGGTCGAACAGTAATTTCGTAAATTAATCCAGGGTCAAAAGTTGTAACCACTGGAGCACTTAATGAGAATGGGCGCTGCTCTTTAACGCAAATCCCCCATTCAACCGTAAGTTTTTTGTAAGCCTCAAACACTTCATCATAATTTAGTGACTCAATCACTGAAATATGATTCTCGTCTTTCCTCATTATGTAGAGGCCGTACAGCGGCTTTTTCTCCTCTTTTTGCTGCGACATTATTTCTCCTCTTTTTTACCTCTTGGGTCAGAATTCTTTTTAGGTTGAACAGAACTCTTTTCCGCGTGTTTAGCTCTATTATCAATTTTAGGCTGCGTTCCACCTTTAGCATCTCCCTCTTGTTTTGGTTGGGCCGTAACAGTAGAGGATGTAGTAGAGCGGCTATCACCGATACTAGCACTAGAACTTGTTTGAGCAGTAAAAATTCCAGCTTCCTGTAGAATTTTTGTTTGCTCAACTTGAATCTCAGCTTCAAATTTTGCTTGCTCCATCTTATCCTTTTGTCGTTGCTTAATTAATTTCTTAACGTCAGCTTCGTTCATGTGAGGATATAACTTTTGGATGGAATGAACATCACCTGAATCCAAGATTTTTTGTTCCATAATAAGGTCTTCTTTTTTAGTTTTAGGGTCAACAGGAAATTCAGGTGCTTTATATGTCACTTGAAGTGTTGCCTCCTCACTAAATTTTTTCTCTCCGCCTTTATTATGATGTGTGTTCCAAAGTTTTTTGATTACTTGAAACAATTGTTCTTCGCGTTCTTTAAATAATCTAGAACGACGAATGTTGTTTTGTAGAACTCCGATTTTTTCCGTCAAAATAGCAAAACCTGAAGCAGGTAACTGCTGGTCGTATTTTGGTCTTAGGCCGTGGTTAATACGCACCATATCTGTAATAGAATGGATTGTTCTAACTAAGCCCATAATGTCTGCTGATGGATGAGCGAATTTAAAATCGCCTTTCTCTCCTACAGCAACGGCAGTATCAGGTCCTAAACTAAACCCTAGAGCGTTCGCGTCAGCGTTACCATCACGATACAAACCGAAGCCCGTATCAAATGTTCTAAACTGTCCTGCTCCAGAACCAAAACCACTAACTCCACCAAATCTACTCTGCGCGGCGCCGCCTTTCAGATAATTGAAATCGTCTGTAGGTCGTCCTTGTCTAGTAGATGTCGGTCGTTCTACACCTTTAAGTACTGGTACTCCAAAGGATTGAAACTTGGCGATATGATTGAGGTCGGTAATTCTCATATTTACTGCATGATTAGCGTAAATAAGAGGTTCATTAATCGGCAGAAAATAATAATGTGCGGGGTCTGAATTAAAGAACGGCACAGCAGGAATTACTCCGTATGGGTTCTCAATTTCATACTCGTTATTATTATCATCTATTGTTTTGTGTGCAGTTGGTGTCCAATAAATTCTGTTAACTCTTCCTAGCTGCTTAGAATCAGAAACACTTGCAGATTTTTTTGCTGTTGCATCATTAACGCCATAAGTGGAAGGGCTAGGAATGTTGGCCGCAACTTGTGAACTCATCGGATTATTACCGAATCCTCCAAATTTGCTACCAAACCCAATCAATAACTCTGTAATGTAGTAGGGAGATGCTCCGTGGCGAATATCATAAACTCCGCCGTGTAATACGTCGAGTTGTACTTGACCACCTTTATTATCTTTTACTAATGTTCCAGATTCTGGGTCTATAAAACTAACCTTTACGAGAACGGTACCAAGTAACCAACACCAGCGGTCAATCTTGTCCATTATCATCTTGTAGCGGCTATGTTTTTGGATTTCTTCCCAAAGCTCTTGGTCTTCTTTTAATACTTTGCCTTTTTCATCAACTACTTGATAGATTGGGTCTTCTTGATAAAGAATGGCAATCTCATCAATAATTTCTTTGGTCAGGTTAGCTGGTAAGATTTGTTGTTTTTCTGGGTTACGAAACTGTCTTACTAGGTCTAACCAAATAAATTCGTCTTGACGACCTTCATAAAATGCGAGGGCAACTTCTGTAATCCATTGTCTGTAGTAAATATCCTCATATAAATAAATACCGATGGAACTCAATCCACCTAATCTACTCACTGGATGATTTGACACACCAAGGTTAAAGCTCATTTGAATCTCCTTATCCTCTGATAACGAAGATGACTAGCTCTACTAGTCGTCAAAATTAGTCGATGAAAGATATGGGGAGTTTTACCTCCCCGTAAATTAAACTTCAGATTCCCCGACTCCGCCAGACTTAGGCAAAGCCATAGAAGAACCTTCATTGACGCCTTTTACTCCTGCTGGAGCATCTTGCGATGGAAGTCCTTTTTTCTTATGGTCTGGGGCCATAGATTGGTCGCCAGCCTTTACGGGATGAGAGGGCTCTTTGTGTTGCATAGAAGGTTTGTGCTTCGGAGCAGAAGACTGGTCCAATTGAGGAGCAGACATGTCTGGTCGCGGAGCTTTCATACCTTTATGCTTATAAGCCATAGTTTTTTTCATTAGAATACTCCTTATTTTTTCTTACCTTTATAAAGCATTTCGCGGTCTTGAGCTGTCTTCGCTTCTAAGTCTTGTTGAGAGACGCCCAGAAAACCTTTTGATGGGTCCTGTTCTTTGGCGGCCTTGAACCAGGCTTGTGCGGCTTTGGCTCTGTCAATACTATATTTACCTTCCATATTGCGGCTAGCTTCTGAAGGAGGGCTACCTCTTTCACCTTGTGTTGCCTAACCATGTCAGTAAATTCAGTAGTTTTGATTTCTTTTTGTTTCTGTTTTTTCATTAAATAAAACCTCTTTTTTTTAGCCAATTAAACGCAAAAGTGTTAAGTTGGTCTAATTTATCTATATTTGTAAGGTCTTTATAGTTAGGATTGTCACTAGCGCCTTGAAACTCAGTATAAATGGCTGCGTATAAAGCGTTATATACTTCAGTCCTTTGACCGTGAGGTTTTAATTTATCTTTATCAATGATAAAGAGTTTATTTTTCCTATAAATAACCTTTTCCATATTAAACTGCCAAAATTGAAGCTTGGCCAGTTCCGCCAGTTCGTGTAATTTTTACTGCTACGCAAAGATGTGTGCTGTAAGTAGTTAATGCGGCTGTCGTAAAAGCTCCGGCTGAAACAAAATCGGTTCCGTTGGCTGAAACTTCAATATTTCCAGCCAACGTGCCAGTACCTTGAACTGTGATTTTTTGAGCAACAACTCCTAGCTGAACAGTTTCAGTTGTAGTTGTCCCATCTAAAGTTCCAGTAAGAACTTTATCTCCAGCCATTACTCGTTGTCTAGCGCGAGTTGACTGTTTCTTTGTCAAACCCCTTGGTTCGTATGCCATTATTGAACTCCTTTAATGACTGTAAAATGCTCACCTGTTTCATGAAATAAATGTACTAATAAATATCTTAAAGCGTCTATAAGACCTTCGTAACCTTCTGGGGTCTCTTCGTAATCTTCTTTTAATGTTCCATTTTGGCCTTTTTTGAATTTAGCCGTTTGAAGCGCAAAAATAAGATTGACGCAATTTCTATTAATAAATAGTTTTGGGAAAGTTTCTTGTTCGCCGTTCTGTTTCATAACAGGGCGACCTTTTTCATCAAATTTTGGATAGTTTAACCAAAGCCGAATCATGTTACTACCTATATCTCTAGGTTGTTTTAATCCGACTGGTCTTCTATTTAAGATTGTTTCCATGTCGTCCCATGCTGCGCGACCATTCAACTGTACTTGGTCTCCAGACACGTCCGCTACGATATTTTCAAATTTTATGTGGCGGCGAAGGCTTTGTACTGCTGCTTCGTCGTGCCATATTTTTATCGCGGTTCTTGTAAGTTCTGCTTCTTTGTCAAGGATTTGTTGCGCTTGCATGTAGGTTGTGGTGTGTTGTGTGAATCTTTCATCAAAGATAACAACGTCTCCAAACTTATTTACTTGAGCAAAAATTGTACTCGCTGGTTTGGCAAAGTTGTGGTCACAGGCAGCAAATACAGGTCCCTCATCTGGATGCCATTTATAATCTATAACATGCGGAAACTTAACTTGGTCTGTGTCTTCAACATAAAAACCAGGAAAACAACTATCAGCTACGGCTTCAAAATCTGCAAGATATTCTTGTTTGAACTTTACAACTTTACCTTCCATCACTGCTTGTCTATAAGCGTGGTCGATTTCGTCTTTGGATTTTTCAGGTGATGATGCCAATAAAGGGTTATCATAACTAGAGCGTTGAAAAGAACTCCAATCCTTCATATCATTGGAATTACCTTCGGAATCATAACTAACTTCTAGTTTTCCTTCGCGCTGCTTTCTTCCAACTTGTCCAAACATGAACATTTTGAAAAAACCATTTTTACCTCGTGGAGTAGAAATGAAAACCGCGCTACCTTCTTTATCCATTAACGTAGGTCGAATCATTTGTGTCCAAATGTCGTCCATGTTAGGTTGAAGTGCTGCTTCGTCCACGATGACCAAATCATTAGCTTCCCCTGCTAACGAGTCTGGATTTTCCATTGATTTAGCTTCAAGAACTGAGCCCCAAGGCGTCTCTAAATAATAGTCGCCTTTTTGGTTTCTAGCTCTGCCGCCACCTCTTTTACCAGGCTTAATAATTTGAAGTTGAGTCACAAGGATACTGTACAGTTCTCTAAATACTTTTTCGGTAAGACCGTAATCGGGAGCAACAATCCAAACTCTTCTGTTTACTTGCATTAATACCGCAAGTGCTATTAAACTTGTTAAGAGTGTTTTGCCCCAACGACGACCACAAGCCAATACCTTAAACCTAGCATTATCATTGAGAACCTCCCTATGTCCTGCGTGTAAAGGCATAATCAGTTTCCCTTGTGAGGTCCTGACTCGCTTTTCCATCAACCACTGGGCTAGGGCTTCAATGTCTAAGTCGTGAATACGTAAAGGCTTACCTTCTGTATTAAATTCAACCACACTATCCTCGCTCTACTCGGAATCGTTTTTCTTACGGTGAATAATATTATTTATTTCTCTGTAAGTATCTACTGTCTTATTGTCAACTTCCATTTTTTCAGAATAGTCGCCAGATAATGTTAACCAAATCTTTGCTGCTACGTCCGATTTATCAATTGCTCGCAAACGTAAAGACTCAATTACTTGAGCCCTTTTATCTGCGGAAAAGAGTCTATCTCCGCGAACTTTACCCCAAACAGCTTCATCCCATCCGTCTTTTTTAACCCATACTCGGATTGCGCGAACATCAGGAATACTATTCAAAAGTAAAGTTTTCAATTCTTCGTCATCGGCGTACCGAGCTTCAATCTCTTTCTTAAGTTCTTCCGTCATCTGCGTAAGAGGCGGTTGCTTATCAGGATTGGCAACGGTGTGTGAAGCCATGATTTCTTGAAGAATCTCTTGTGGAATAGTCCAAGGTGAGTCGCCATTACTTAATTTCTTGACGGCTCTAACAGCTTCAAGCTTTGCGATTGCTTTTTCTGCTGCTTCGCTTCTTGGCTTTTGGTTGTTGTCGTTTTCCATAACTTACCTTAGTATTAATGTCAGAAGAAAATCCACAGACCAGTCTATTATTACTCAGCGTTGCTGATTTCTTTACGCTTTGTGTTTTTAGTTTGGCCATTCTTTTTCTCGTCTTTTTGTAATTCCTGTGTTTTTTCTGGGCGAGTAATTTCTAATAGTTCTGGATTTACTCTAAAACTTGTATTACACTTTTTATTCATACAGCGGCTTGGTTTAAGGTCTTCCCACTCTTCCCAAATAGAAGTTTCCCAACTACAATTTTTACAAGTGTATTTAATTTTATTCATATCTCTCCTCTTTAATAAAAGAAAAAGGCTCCCAAAAGGTAGCAGGACGCTACAGTGGGAAGCATTTGAGAGCCTATAGTGAAGGATTAAATCTGAGCCATTAGGCTACTGTTTAATGAGCTTCGCCATCTATTAATACGACAGTTTTTAAAGTTCTAGGGTTGATAACAACGGTATCCCTTCCGACTTTATAACTGTAAAGTATTGTGGCTCCAGTTTTAGCTATTTCTTTTTTTATTAACTTATAATGTTCCTCTTGGAGAATAACGCCATCCTCGGTCTCCGTAGGAATAATTTCATAATTTGCAGTTCCAGCAAGATGACTAAAAAATGAATTATTGAAATTTTCAATATCATCCATTAGTTTGTCATATTGTTCTGAAGTAAGTCCAGCAAACTCGTCAATATCTTTTTCAGGGAACAGCTCGTCGTCTAAGTCGTCGAATTCTTTGGACATACTTGCCCCCATCCAATATTATATATGTGTACACTATGTCAACTAAATTAGTCTCCAAAAAGCGTTTTAATTGCTTTTTCTGAGTCTTTGGGTACTATTTCTCCGAGATGTCGTAAGTAACCTCTGCTTACTCTATTTAGAGTTTTACTTACTTTTGCGGGAATGTATTCATTTGTAGTATAGTCAAAAACTTCAAGAAAATCGGCAGGTTGAGTTATCGGCTGAATATCGTAGACCGTATCCATTCCAATATTGTGGATAGCTATTACTTCCCAAATCTCTTCCGTCCCTAAAATATAATCTCCAATATTAATCTGGTGTACCATATAATACCTTCATAACTCGTTGATTTATTTGAACTTTTTTAACAAATTCACACCCAACATACGCGAAATTTTTATCTTCTATACTATCATTTTCTAATGGTACCAATGATAGGTGCGTTTTATTAATACCGACAATCTTATAGAGACCTCGCATATAGCTACATTCTACTACATCACCCACAGTAAAATCAACAGGACAATTGTACGGGTAGAAATCTACTATTTTTGCTGCTAATATCAAATCCTCAAATAATTTAAAAAAAGCTCTTGACGGGTCATCTAATGCGGCCATATAGGGTTTTCCATATACCTACTTGAGCTACTGAGGCTTTCTGTAGTAGGCACTCTCTAATATACAGTTCTTTGTGGGCGTAAGGTTCTTGTGGCTTGGTGTGAGCTAAAATTAGTCCGTAAACAAAAGGAATTCGTAAGGACAAGTTCGGAGCATGAATACTTGTAATTTTGTATATCTTTCCGTCATACACAACATACTCTTCTATATTGTATTTGGGAACTAAATACATATAATTATCCAAAAAGGACTAGCAAGGCCTTAACTTTATTTTTATCAGTAATTTCAATAGCTTGTGACATAGGAATTTTTACTACTACGTGAGCTAGCACTAAATCTCTATATAAAGATTCTCTAACTGGAATAGCATAATATGTTTCTGGGGGATTAAACTTAGATTCGTAACCTATCCCAACTACAACGAAATATATGTCTTGAAACTTTATAAATCTAATATTCACAGAAAACTCCCCAGTTTTCTATATGTGTACACTAAGTAAACGTCTAACTATTCGACGTCGGAGCTAAACAGCGTTTTTGCTGCTGGGGAATCTAGAATGATATATAAATTTCTTAGATATGGTGAAGGGATTACAGCTTTTCTGGATACGTTTCGAGATTTATCAAAAATAGTAATTTCCGCAATCGTGGCGTCTTCCAAAATTATAACTTCAAATAAATAAACTTCCCTAGTCTTAAAATCTGAAAACAAACTTTTAGCTATTGGACCATCATTTAATAAGCCGTAAAATTGTTCAGCGCGGAGGACGTTCATATAAAGTTTCTGCTACCGATTGGTTAAGTTTAGTGATTAACGACGTATCTGTCTTAAATATATTACGGTCCAAATCGTCGATGAAAAAATACCTAGCTGTGTAATGGGGGCGGCCAGTATATCTTTCTACAAAACAATCTATTCCTAAGATAAAAATAATCTTATTTTCAATTGCAGCGTATCCTCGTAAACTTTCGGAATGAGCTGCATATTCGTGAATTTTACGGGCTTCTTCCATACAACGTTTCAACAGTTTGTGGGTTATCTCCAGGAATAAATTCTATAGTATTACTATCAATATTCTCATAAGTAAACCTAACTACTACAGGTTTTGTCAATTTGTCATGCACTCCTACAAGTATTGAAAAAGGTACAACGTCCATAGTTCCAATAGAGTATCTAGAGTTTGAATTATCGTGCGTTTGAATGTCTAAAATTTGGTATAAATCGCCAGCGATGAAATTGGCGTTGCTATTAACACCGTTGTATGTGTCTCTAATATGCACGCTAAAATATTGCTTAAATCTAATAAAATCGCCTTTGCGAGGAAATCTATTCATTTTGAGTAACTCGGTTTCCTTGGTGGGTTATCTTTTGGGTCGCCCCATAATACCTTAACGGCGTCAGGAACTTCAACAATATCATACATATAGAAAGTTTCAACTGGAACTCTTTTAACATATTTCTTTCCAGTCTTAGTTCCGCCAACCAAAGAACGCATATTCACAAATTGTTTAGGGAATTCAAACATATCGAATCCTATCTCTGGGTCTTTAATTTTTGCGTCCTCTAAACCTAGAACTTCCCATTTAACTTTGGATGTGGCGTGTTCGAGAACAGTACCTTTGTGACAGTAATTTATAAACCTCTGTCTATTGTACTCCCTAATCTTTTCGTAGTTTTCAAATTCATCGTACGCTGCCATTATTTCTGTAGTCCTATCATTTCTTATGGCCGCTTCGACAGCTTCTTCAATTTTATCCTGCGTCAGTACACCGCTATGTTCGTAAGTAATTTCAGTGACTTTTATCTTTTTCTTTTTCGACATATACGTCTCCCCATATATTCGTTTTAACCTATGTCAAAAAAATTGTCAAGAAAAATCTTGCAATATACGTGCCAGTATGCTAAAAAGAACCATTAGGGGGATTTAGGGGGTTAAGGAGTTCTAGGTAACTAGAATCAAAATAGAGTAACTAGTTCTTTAGAAAAGAACTAGTACATTATAAAATTACTTGTATTCTATTATAATATATATTATATTGGAGCTTAATGGACCAAACTAGTCATTATATACATACCGTCAACACTATTATGAGCCAATGGGATAATAGTTATAAGAGCTTGTACGAAACATTAAAACGTGATATCGAGCGCCATAAGCAATCCCTTGAGAAATTGGAGAAGTGTTTGAAAATAGTAGATAATTTAAAATTTAAACCTGGTTCTGTAGTTGTACATAAAACGTTTGGAAATGGGTTAGTCCTGTGTCCTTATGTAAAAGACTTACTTGAAATGAATGGCCAGGCGTTTGCTTACGATGAAGTACTTAATAAATTTGAAAAAGACCTAGGTTACGTTGTACAATTTGTAAAACAAGAAAATAGTTATTTTACTTTTGTTAAAGAAATTGTTAAAGAAGAAGACATTATGCCTTATACAGAAGCGAGCAAAATACTTTATGGGGAATAATAGCGGCAGAAACGCTGGTCATAAGCGTAAGGCTAAATTTGGACCTGGGGCAGAAATAGAAGGTGTAGTTAATGGTAAATGGTCAAATTACGTAGTGTTAGATGTAAGCAAATCAGGATTACTTAAAATGAGTGACGTTATACCTTATTATTATAAGGTATACGATAAAGAGTCAAAGAATATACAATTTATTCAGCCATATTTTGTGGAACGTTTAGAGCAGATTGGATTATTAAATATCGGAAACCTTCGGACCTTATTGGACGACGCCCCCTTCGATGGCCCCGACGGTAGCCCCTCCGCCAAACCCTCTCACGGAGAGGTTTGACTTGACAAAACATACTAAAACACGGTAGGATTACCACATGAACATACTTGACTTAATTGGAAATTTTGTACTATCACTTTACGGAGCTTTTTTAATCTTCGCTAAAGAAGTTATTGAAGCAGTTGACGCTATGATAGGCTCCACTAAAAAAAAAGTTTCAACACAATGGAACAGGACATTAGAAAAAAAATCTCAAAAGCTGAGCACGTACCCCTTGGAAAGTGGTATTACGACCCAACAACAGACAAAGAGTTCTTCTGTGAAACTGGACCACAAGGAGAACTCCGAATTGATATTCTCAACCCAAAACCCCCTTCCAGGCCAAGACCTACTCGTAAAAGAAGGTTGGACGACCGCAAGGGTACACCCAGTACCAGAAACAGGGCAACAGGTAATAATTCTAAAAGACGAAAAAAACAACAAAGGGAAGATGCTAGGAAAAGAGGCGTTTCTAGAATATTTGGTAAAATTAAATGAAAAACACAACCGATAAATTTAAAGAAATAGCCGCAAGGTTAAACCATTATAAAAAAACAAACCCTGCTCCGCCGTTAGACCCTTACGAAGGAGCAGGCCGCCACACCTACTGCCATTTGGTGTTATTTCATGAAGATAAAGTACACCTATTTCAGGTTAGAGGGTTTACTGCTCTAAAAACCAAAATAAAGGTAAACGGAGTAAATTGGACAATGACCACAGGAACTTGTCAGTTTGATTTGACTAGAGCTGCAATAAGAGAGTATAAAATAGAGATTCTAGAAGATTGCCCTAGTATTCAGACGTTGTATGGTTACTAAAAAAGAAATTAATGGCTTCACTCTTCAACCAGAGATATACGAGTGGAACGGTAGGTTTGTTAAGATATATTGCCCAATATTAGTATTGGATAATAATATGGCTTTCTGGGTATATTGTTTGGACGATAAAGACATAACCATAGCTAATAGTAAACACCTTAAATTAGCTAATAGTAGAATTCAGGTATTGTTTGGAGGGAAATAGAATATGCTAGCCTCCAGTCAACATGGTGCCCGAACCCTTTAAAAGCTCTATAAGGCCCTATAAACGTACTGTCTTAAGAATACGACAAAAGGATTGCCTTCCCTTTAAAAACATGTTATACGTCAATTATGAGCGTTAAAACTATAGGTAATAGCCTAGACGAACTGATACAAGTATTACCAAATACCTACCTAGAATTACCTCAAGGTATCGTACTATATTACAAAGGAATAGAGCCTGTAACCTTCTTTGGAGCCAGTAAACTACAAGACCCTACTAAAGATGAGACTTACCTTATATGTCATATAATTAATGTTAGAGGTAATATGTTGTTAGTTTCAGATAAAGCTGAATTAAATAAATACCATTTTAAAAAGTTAGATACTGAAGCTGCGAAGGTGTTATTTGGAGAATAAATTCAAAGTAGGAGACGTACTTCAATACAAAGACCTTATAGTAGAGGTATTAGAAGTATCTCCTTATGGATTCACTAATATGTACATTTTAAGACGTTATGGTAGTAATAGTGGAGCTACTAGTTTTAAGAACTTTGATGTTGTTCATAAGAATTGTAAAATAGCTACTCCTGCCTCGACCGTGCTATTTAAACGCTCTTAGAGCGCCTATAAACGTACTATCTTAAGAATACGATAAAATTACTTGCCTTTCCTGTAAAAACCTGTTATACGTCAATTATGAGCTTAGAAGTAGGTACTTCATTAATACCTTTTAAGAAAGTGTTCTACCCTTCCAAAATGAAGGTAGAGGACATGCCTTGCTTTAAGATTAAACGTAAGCGATATGGTACTCAAGGTTATATGTACGAGCTTATTCGTTATAATACTAAAGTTAAAAGGTGGGGAGTATGGTACACAGAATATAACCATAATGAACTATTTAAGTTCTTTAGGTTGGCTACCCCTGCCGAGGAAGTGTTATTTTTTGTATGACGTATAGAGAGATTAACCAGCTTGAGCCTGGGGACTATGTTATATCACCTAGCAATGAGATATTTAGATTTGTTAGGATTGCAAGATATGTTAGAAGTAAGCCTAGTCAGATAGCTATAGCTTATACTACCAAAAAGAGTACTGTGTGCGTAAGCAGGTTTGAACTAAAAGAATGGTACACTTTATTAGAAGCTGATGATAATAGAGTTAAGGTGTTAGAAGTATTATATGGCCCTTTTGAAAATTTTTAATATTACTGGATTTTGTGTAATCAAAAAGTTGCGTAAATTAGAGGTACCCCTTATTATATGCTATAGTGGATATATTGTAAATATACGTAAAGTTAGTGTAGTAGTTAATAGTAGTGGTTAGTAGTCAGTAGTACCAGTCAATTAGATGTAGGTGCCTTTTTTGATTTTTTTTAATTTTTAAATAAGGCATCCATGTCTGAACTGGAGGGGTTAGGGGAGGTGACAAAAATTGTCGCTACCCCCTTTCCTCAATGCTTTCAATAGTTTACCCGTCCGTGGGCATCAATTTTCCGTCTAGTTGTCGTTGCCGATTATACTCTTATTTTTTTGATGCTCGACACATACAGAAGCGGACTACCATCATTCTCTAGCAAGTCGATGATTCGGCCTGCCTCAGACTCATCGTCTATCCAATATTTCCCAGCAAATCGGTCGGTATTGATTTCACTTAATTCGATTTCAATCATCATTTTTTTATTCATGTTATCCTCCATGATATACTTATCGGGACCGACTAAAAAAACTTGAGAGAATATTTCAAAAAAACAAAAAAAAATTCCACCGTACCGATTTGATACAGTGGAATTATTCTACTAGACTAAAATCACATTAGATTATAGTCTGAGCATTAGTGCTAGAATTCTGCGCCGCTAATTGGCTAAGCTTAAGCGCCTTGTACTGACGGACATATCGCAAGACCGTTTCTTCGCGGACGGTCTCGCCCGTTAGCCGTGAGTTTTGAGTCATTCCTTGGACAATCATCGCAAGGTCATTGCATTGACCCCAGCGAACAGGCTTAAGCAACTGTTCCAAAGTGAGACGGCCAGACTCGATTTCCGTATTAAGTACAGAAAAAACGGCTTGCTTCACAGTTTTGTTTTGAGACATAGATTCCTCCTAATTAATTAATTAATTAAGACAATTATAACTCGAAATCCCAATGATTCAAGTTTTTTTATTGTCTTATCGTTTATTTTCTTAGTTCTCACAACTAACGTCTTCATACTATAATATATTGCAGGACCTGTGCCATCCTAACCTATTGATATCACTCCGGTTTCATAGTGAGAATTCGTTGAAATTATATACAATTATATCAATATTTAATATTATATAGTGTTATCATATAGTTATGTAGTGTATAACTTATAGTCGAATATCAATAGTTTGACGTATCAGTGTGGGACAGAATCCGGACGACGTACCAAAAAGAACGTCCCAGAATGATACAGTGGAGGGGCTGTACCATAATGGGACGGGGGAGGGCTATTGTATTATTATGAGACTTTATTCCAATTGGTTTTATTATATCCCTTGACGCCGTGGTATACTAGACCGATGCGCCGCGCCGTACCTAGGGCCGCGACGGTATCGTCAAGCGTACCATCAACATAACCAGAGGCAGCACACTCTGTCTCAGATTGGAACACTTTGCTATGATAATGCTTATCTGTATCAATTTGAGAATCCTCACGTCCACCATAGCTATAAATTGTCCTAAAATTAGACGGCTTATATTCCACCAATGCCTCACTTTGAGACACCATTTTGGTGTACGCATAGAACTGGACCCGTGGCTCAGTCTGATACGCTTTTGCTATATCGTACCAGGACGTTTGATATTGAGACGAATAGAAGTCCCCAGCATCATGGACCCGTATCAGTATGAGACCTGTCTTGTGTTTCTTAAGAAGTTTATCAATATGATACACCATAACCTGCTCAAACCCACGGGTTCGTGTCAAACTGAGACGGCTCTCGTAGGCCTGGGCGACATTAGACCAGAGGTACGCCCCAGACCGAGCGTAGCATCCTGAGACACAATTTGTCGCATTAGGGCAAGTAAACATCCCACTTTGAGACTTGAACGCTGGAATACCGAAGTTATAGAGGTGAATCCCATTTTGAGACGACCGCTTCATTTTAGCGTTTTGCGTTAATAAAGATTTCACACCACATTCGTCTAGGATTGAGACAATCTCGTCCCTTGTATAGTTTCGATACATATTCCCTCCCATGTATCAGTTTAAGACGCTATTTTGATTATAACTGTATCTTCCTGAGACGATTTAATTATTTCAGTATACTCGTCCCAAGTTGATACAGTGGTGTTTGCTGGGTTTAGTATAACGGCCAGCAGGTCTAACACCTTCGCCTCACTATGATACAGTCCTACGCTGTGTGTATCATAATGAATCGTCGCACTTTTCCTGTCTGTACTCAATATTATTTTGTCTATCATAACGTACCGCCTTGCTACATATATACATTGCAGCACTCGTGCCAACGTAAGTGCCTGTAATCATTGAAGTATCACTTTGATAAGGTGTCGTATATTTAGTCAATTTTAATTATTTTGATAATTATCTAATAAAATCAATGAGTTGAAGGGTGTACAACTTTTAATCAAAAGTCAAGAGTTTGACGTATCAGACTGGGGCGTTGGAATTTCCTATATTATGCAAAAAAATATTCAAGTTTTTTATCGCCGCGCCGATTAGTACATCATGGGGAGGCGATATGAGCGAAGAAACTCAAGTTATGTTGTTTTTAGTTCTAAGTATTTTTGGACTAATGGTAGGATTTTTCTGGGTTGAGATATCCCACGAACGGTGGCAAAGAAAATTCTACGAGGAACTAGACCGCAAATCAAAAAAATGAGCCTAGCGCCCCGCGCCTAACGGCGCGGTTTTTATTTTCAACGTAAATCCGACAGGGCCCATCATACCTGTCGCTCGTCGTTCGTTCAACCATGAGGCCATTAGCGCGTCTAATGCGATATTCTATATATGAGCCACCAAAAAAGTGCCCCAATTTGGTACGCCTCAGTCCGATACAGTGACAATTTTGGCGCATGGATAAACGTGCCAACGTTTCCCCAGTAATTTCAATGGTTTGCTCATATTGAGAATTGGCACAGTTCTTGCTAGCAACGAGCTGTCTACATTCGGGATTGACGACTGTCAAAACTTTTGACACCCCATATTCGCGTTCCAGTGTGAGAATCCCCAGTAAAATCATATAGTTATCCTGCCCCAAATCCGGATTTCGACCTGGCACGCCAATTGCATCATATCATATTGAATGTGACGATTCTGAGACGTCTCATTTATAGATTCTCATTTAGAGATTATCATTTTGATAATTCTCATTTGTAGAATCTCGTTTTGAGATTTAGGTAAAGTGACTAGAAAGGACCGGAAAGGCGACTTTTAGCCATAGAAATTTCACTTTATTGTGTAATAACAGCTAGTTGTGGTATGTAATTTGTATGAAATGAGCATAATACTGCGCAAAATTAGCAGTAATTGTACAATTTTGTGTACATAGTGGTAGTTT